GTACTGAGTTTTGAGTACCATTAACAGATGAACCAGCATTAATAAAACCAGATCCATTATAAACTTTCATAGTGTTAGATGAGGTATCAAACCATAAGTCACCTGTACTTGGATTACTAGGGGCTGATGATTGTGAAACGTACTGGCCTTGGAATGTAGTTAATGATGCAGCAGATGCTGTAGCTGAGTTACCACTAGCTGTTGCTGAGTTGGCTGAGGCAGTGGCTGAGTTGGCTGCTGCTGTAGCCTTTGTAGTTGCAAGTGTTGCTTTTGTACTTGCTGTAGCGGCAGAGGCAGCAGACTCATTAGCTTTGGTAGTTGAAGTAGATGCAGAATTACCAGAAGCAGTGGCACTGTTGGCTGAAGCTGTGGCTGAGTTGGCTGAAGCAGTGGCTGAGTTGGCTGAAGCAGTGGCACTGTTGGCTGCTGCTGTGGCTGAGTTAGCTACGGCTGATGCAGCATTGCTTGCTGTTGTAGCTGATGCTGCTGCTTGACCTGCTTTAGTAGTTGATATGGCTGCTTGTGCAGCAGATGTATTCTTACTTGCTAACGATGCTGAAGCACTGTTACCTGATGCAGTGGCACTATTGGCTGACGCAGTGGCACTATTGGCTGATGCTGTAGCTGATGTTGCTGCTTCAGATGCTTTAGTGGAAGCTACCGAGGCGCTAGAAGACGCTGCAGTTGCAGATTCTGCTGCATTGACAGCCTGTCGTGTTACTTCTGTTATGGTAGCATCGGTGTTCGAGTCTCCCGTACCACCTACACCTCGATATATTCCTGACATACTAATTCCTTATCTATTTAGAATTTCTTTCTTTCTCAAGCTTCACCATTTTAGCATGAAGGGCATTAATCTGCTTATCAAGAGCTGCGTTTGGGCCAACTCCATTGATACTACGAGCTGCTCCCTTAATTCTCTTAGTACTTCCTTCACTCTTAATATCAATTAATTTACCTGAACCAGCAGCCGCAATCTTAGACTTACCATTAAGACCTGTAATCTTCACAGTCTTTCCTACTCCAGCAGAAGGGTGTCCACCTGTCTTTGTAGGACGAGCAATACCTTTAGAAATGATACGCTTTCCTGTTGTACGATTAGGATTTGGTGAAGTACGTACAGTACCACCATTACCTGTCTTAACTACTGAACCTCTAATAGTTTGCCCTGCTTTATTCTTAGTAGCTTTAGTCCTAACAGCATTCCCTTTAGGGTCAGATGATAGGTTATTTAATTTGTATTGTAAGCGACCAATGGTCTGACGAGATTTACCAGCCTTAGTAGCTGCATCAATCTGAGATTTTAATTCTTTCTTCTGTTTAAATGTTGACATGACATTTCCTTAAGTAAAAGAAAAGGGAACTCCCTAGAAGTCTAAGCAGTTCCCTTATGGGAAGGCTAAATTAATAGCCTATGTATTTACGCAGGAAGCGCAATAGCGACAGCAGAGGTGTCACGTAGAACGCCAGTGCCGTAGATGGTATCACTAGTAAACAAGTCAGCCAAGAACTCTTGCTTGTACTGAGTCTGTGAACGAACAGCCATCTGCTCTGCATATACGAATGCATCCTTATGCATCAATACACCTATCTTAGCAGAACTATCAACTGGACAGTTGTTACTAATATAAACATCGATACCATACAAGTTGCCAATCTTACCATTAACAACAGTTTGACCAGTAACAAAATCAGAAGAGGTATAACGCTCAATACCCATGATAGAGTTACGAGCAGAAGGTGGAAGAACTAAAGAACGTCCGTCCATAGGTACATCTGCATCATCTAACATCTGAATTAAGTTACGGAAGCCAGCATCGTTAAAGGCTAGAGCACCAGAACCAGCATAATCTGACAAAGCACCATTAGCAGCGATCTTCTGAGCCTTAGCCCAGCTAGAACCATTACCACCATTAGCAGACTTACCTAACAAGAATAGATCGTCTTCAACTTTCTTAGCCAAAGAATAACCAGCATCACCAGTATAGAACTTACGCATAGAAGCTTGCGCTTGAATGTCGGTAATGTCTTCGATCATACGTGAGTATTCAAAGTGCTTGTTAATGAGAATAGACAACTGAGTTGCAGTCTCATTCTGGATTGTTACTGCTGTGCCAGAAACTTTAGCAGTAGCAGCGCCACGGCTAGGCTTAGGGATGAAAATAGTATCACCCTTCTTACCTGACATAGGCATTTTGTTAACTAGGTTTGCAATAACTAGTTCCTTCTTATAAGCAGCAATGATTTCATCACTCCAAATCTCAGGGATAAAACTAGCGGCAGTTGTGTTGTTTGTTACGCCACCTTGGGCGGGATATACTGAAGTAGCCATTTTAAAAATTTCCTAATAATAATAGATTAACGAACTCTACCTTCTGCATACGCTTTCATTATAACGTCATTGTTAGCAAGGTATCGTTCAGGTTCGTACTGCATCATGTGTAATAGTTCAGATCGTTTCAGGAACTTCTTAGTAGTCTCACCAGATCCTCGTGCTGATCCATTGCTTCCACTTTTAAGAGAACGTTTACGATCCCCTTCAGTAGCAGCCTTAGCTCCTGCAATCAGTTCTTGCTGTTCTTTCCAAGTTGTAAACAGATCATCAGCAGCGTCAAAGTTAAACTCTGCGTCTGCTTTCTGTAACTTAGTAGTCCTAGCCTGAGACTTACCAACCCATTCTTGGAAGCCACTGTCATTCACTATATCCATCGCATCTGGATGGGTTGCAAAGATCCTGTCTCGTGCTTCCATCTTTGTTAACTTCTCAGTAGCTTCCTTTGCCGCTTTCAAAGCTGGATGGTTTTCTAGTTTCTTATCAAGGGTTGCATTAGGATTCTCTAAGAAATCCAGATCACTCACCTCTTCCTGTTGCGATTCTTTAGCGGCTGATTTATTTACTATAAATTCATCTACCAGCTTTCTCAACTCACCTACTTCATTGCCCTGTCGACCTGCCATCTTCTCGGCTTCTTGGTGCATTCGGACTAAATCAGCAGCAGACTTTCCTCGATATTTATCAGGTATCTCTTCCGCTTCACCAGTTTGCTCTTCTTCATGAGAGGCTGATTCAAGGGATTCCGTTAAGGATTGATACTCTTCATTATCATCTAGTTGAGGTTCTTGGTTGCCATCTAAAAATGTTGCCATGTTTGCTCCGTACTATCTAGTATTATGGAATTTATATAAATGAGGTTACTTCAAAAAGAAGTCTCAAGCTTTACTACGTTCTATCTCAATCTGTTTTTGGCGTTGCTTCGTCCATTTGATTGTAGCCCCTGCAAAGTCTCCTGATAGGGGGTCTAACTTACACATGGGTGAAGCGAGTTGTCGATGAGACAGACTGTTACATTTAGAGCATACACTTTCCCGACTGTCGGAGCGTACATACTTCTCTTCTATGTAACTACATTCACTACATTTGAAATCATAAACTCGAATCATTCATGAAATCCTCATAAGAGTTCTTGATACCATCTTCAAAACTTAATAGCTTTCCAATAATATCTAATTGCCCTTGGCGGTAGTGTAATTCTTTTTCAGTCTTACAAGTGACAAGATCACGGAGAGATGTCTCCGATGACGTAAAGTCTTCTAGTAAGCTCTTCCATCCTTCTGTTTGAAAAATATCAATTAAAGAATTGTAATACTTCTCTAACTCAGGATCTGTATGTGTTGACATTGCGTTTTCCTTATGATAGGGCGCTGATAGAATGACTGGACTATAGCATACTAATACTATAAAGTCAAGAACTATTTCTCATTCATTTGTTTATTAACAATAGCTTCTTTGCTTTCGATCTCGCGCTCTTTCAATACAAGCTCTGCAATCTTAGCTCTTTTGGCGAACTCTTTTTCATCAGTGTCACCATCAGCTACATTAGTAGTAAGAACTTTTAAACGATCAGTCTCTGCTTCCATAGGAAGTAATTGAGTCTCAGTATTATACTTAGCAGTACGGGCTTGTGATTCCTGAGCCTGTCCCTGTAGCACTGCAATGTAAGCTTCCTTCTGTTGTATATCTACTTGAGCAGCTTTCTGTGCCATAGGATCTGGTTGAGCAGCTTCTGATAACTTAGCAATAAGAGCTTCTCGGTTAGCTAGGTTCATATTATCTACAACAGATTTAACAAGTTCAGGATACATAGGAGTATCAGGAGACATTGTTTGTAGTAGTTGTACTAACTGAGCAACCTCATACTCACGAGCAATGACACCTAACGAGCTAGAGGGAACAAACTTAAAGTCACCAGTAGGAAACTTCTCAGGGTTGTATTGCATGTATCGCCATGCAGCTTGCTGTACAAATGGGATAAGGAAACACTCTTGGAAATTAATCAAGGTGCGCTTATGACGTTTAATAATAGAACCAAGCCCCATAGACACAGCACCAGAAGCCGATTGACCACCAACCATACCAGAGATACCAGCACTATCAATAGCTCCTGTAGCGTTCTGCACCATCCTCTGTAGTTGATCAGCTTGACTGAATGTAATATTATCTACATTACCAAAGTGCATTGGCTTTAGAATTTCATCAGGATTACCATTCGTAAGAATAGTTTTTCCTGGCCTCACTTCCATCTTAGCGCCACGAGGCATACGAGATGCGTCCATAGCCATCATTGGATGTACTGTCAGAGCTAGTGCATCAATACGAGCACGTAGTTCTGTGTCTAAAGCTTTCTGACTGTTGTATCCTTTCTCACAAACACCACGGCCCCAGAAGCGACTAGGTACTACATCCCAAGGGAATGCAACTACAGGACGATCCTGCATCATGTAAGGGTTTTCTTCTAGCTTTAGGACACTTGTTCCGTTAGCAATAACTGCAACTACTTCAACATAGTCAGAACCATTGTCTGTAAGTGTTTCAGATAGGGAAATAACTTCTTCATCTTCTGAGTACAGATAACTCTCTAACATTGAACGAGGAATTAAACCATAATACTTAGTTAAACGAATACGATCTTCATCATAATCAGTAATATCATCGTTAGCTTCTAGGAAGGAATACGTAGAGGATGGATCAATATCAACATCTTCATATACACCTTCTTCTATTAACTGTTGTACCTGATGTATCGGAACATACTCGTCAATAGCACAGCCTAATGCCTCGTCAATAGAGGAAGCTACTGGGTCTATTAAGAAGTTCTGTGGTAGGACAGGACGAATAGTACATGAAACTTCTTTAGTTTCCATAACACCATAGGTAGCTACCTGACCATCCATAGCTTGCTGTGTAGAAGGAACTCTTCGGGTCTTCTCTTGTACAACAACCTCACCAATACCTGTACCGAATACAGCAGAGTTTACAATACATTCAGAAATAGCTTGTCGTGTCTTGTTAAGGGAAAACTCTTCACTAAGAGCATTCTTTAGGTACTCAACATCTGCACGTTCCTTGTCATCCATGTCATCACGAATGTCAAAGAATTGACCACGACCAAAGGTAGCCTCTTCTACTTCAGCAACACTGCTTTCAACAGCTTGTTGCAGAGCAGGACTGATTATACGGGATCGTTCACTAGTACGTAGAGAGTCCTCTCCTGACCATATACCACGCCATAGGCGATTGTACTCGTCAAAGCGTTCTACATAGTTAGATTCAAAATGGTCACGCCAACCATCACACTTTTCCATGATCCATTCTTGTGCAGACTCTTCAAGTAGTAGTTCATTTTCATCTGACATAATTAATATCCTGCGATAGCATCCATAAATTCGTACTCGTCTTCCTCATAGTCATATGCATAACTAACCTTAGCTAACTGGTCAATGTATGCAAGTGAATCTACTAAGTCATCGTGTACTAAGTGATTAGGGAACTGGAATAACTGGTCTAAAAACTCTGTATTCCACTTTCCTTCGTTTAAAGTTATTTGTCCATGCTCGAATCGTCCTTGTAAAGCCCAGATAATTCGGTCAGTTTTCCGTTTATTACCATGAGTTAGTTCCTCGACTCGAAAGAAGAACTGTTCTTGCTTCATTTTATCTAATAGATAAGGGTGTACTGCATTCTTCAGTGCTCCTTTCTCCACACCTATAGCAATAGGTTGATAGTCTCGTACAGCTTGGAAGATTTTATCCGCTGTCTTCTTAACATCCCATCGACCATAGATTATATTATCAACCCACCAACCATCAGGGCCACATTTAACAACAGATATAGAAGTTGTATCTAGTTTCTTTTGTTTAGACGTAGTTGCTTTCTCTATGTCAGCGAAACCTGCAAGGTCAACAGAGATATAGTAGTCTCCTTCGTCAGGTTCTTCTGTCTCAAACTCAATCCAGTCCTCACTAAAGACAGCTCCACCAGCAGCTTCAAAGCTAGCTAGGAACTCTTGACGGAATGCAAAGGATGACATACTTCCTTTAGCAGCTTCTATCTCTTCAGGGTCTAGTAGGTCGTTATCGTAAGAAGTAAAGTGCCAGCTTGCAAAAGTAGGATCATCACCTTGTCCATGTCTATACAAATCATAGAAATGGTTACGTCCCATAGGAGTACCTATAAAGATAGCCTTACCCTTTTGGTCAGCTAGTGCTGGTCGTAGTATCTGCTCCCACACTTCGGGCTTCATGTCAGCATACTCGTCCATAACAAGAAACTTTAAGCTAACACCACGCATTGTCTCTGGTCTATCTGCACCCTTAAGTGCAATCGTAGTACCATTTATTAATTTTATTTGAAGATTATTAATATGACTGCTTTTAATAACACTGTGGCCTAGCTCCATAAGAGTTTCCCACATGATGTCTCGTGCCTGTCCCTGAGTAGGGGCAACATAAAACACTTGTCCTTTAGTTGTCTGCAGTCCTTCTATAATTAAGGCCCACGCTGCAAGTCTACTCTTACCACAACGTCTACCTGCTGCAACTACTTTGAATCGAACAGGATCTTCATACACTTCTCTTTGCCAATCTAGGAACGCAACATTAAGATCTGTCATTAAA